TCGTTGTAGAATCCCCATTAGATGTTGCTAGGTTAGCTTCGTTAAGCATCTTTGGTGGAGTAGCTGTTTGTGGATCTGCCGTTTCTACAGCCCAACTTAACCTTATCCGTTCAGCTAAACGAATCACTATTGCTATGGATAACGACAAAGCAGGAATATCATCTTCTATGGAGATTTTGCAAGCTTCTAAAGATATGCGTTTTGAATGTTGGTTCTTTAACTATGACGAGACAGACCAAAAGGATATTGGCGGAATGAGTAAAGCTGAGATAGTGTTTGGTTTAGAAAATGCTCGGCACTCAATACACGGAAAGAAGGCAGTTTTATGATTATTGGTCTATCTGGGTATGCTCGTTCTGGCAAAGATACTGTTGCAGGAATGCTTATTGGTTTACATAAATACGATAACCGAGCATTTGCTGACGGAGTTCGCCAGTTTCTTACTCAAATCAACCCTGTTCTTGAAGACGGTCACAGATTAAACGAGATTGTTGGCCAATTTGGATGGGAATATGCAAAAGCTCGTACAGAAGTTCGTCGCCTACTTCAAGTAGTTGGGTTAGAAGTCCGTAATTTTTTTGGTGAGAACTGTTGGGTAGACCGCGCCATGATTGGTGTTAGCTCATCTCAAAAGATTGTTTTTACAGATGTCCGTTTTCCTAATGAGGCTGAGATGATTAAGGCATTAGGCGGAGAAATTTGGCGCATACAACGCCCAGGAATTGCCCCAATTAATAACCATCCTTCAGAATCTGCTATGGATGATTGGCAGTTTGATAAGGTGATTCTTAATAGTTCTGGCGTAGAAGGTCTAAAGCAACAGATTGCAGCAGCTTTCAAATGACTTTTACAGGCACCCTTTTACCCTATCAACCTGAAGCGGTTGACCGTATGTGTCAACGTCAAAAGATGCTTGTTGCTTATGATCTTGGCCTGGGTAAAACGGTGCTGACTATTGCTGCTGTAGAACGACTTATGGATTCACGAGCCATAAGCGAACCAGGTTTGGTAATCTGTTTATCCTCACTTAAATACCAGTGGGCTAATCAGATTGAGAAATTTACAGATGGTACTTCACGCGCTTTGGTCATTGATGGAACCAAAGCTAAAAGAGCAGAACAATACGAAGTGGCAAAAGACTGGAAAAATTCCAAGATTGACTACGTCGTTCTTAACTATGAGCAAGTTGTTAACGACTGGGAATTCATCAAAGATCTTCCAAGAGGATTTGTAGTATTAGACGAAGCCACCGCTATTAAGTCTTTTCGGTCTAAACGGTCTAAGTACACTAAGCGCTTATCTGGCGCACCTTATAAATTTGCCCTTACAGGAACCCCTATTGAAAATGGTAAGCCTGAAGAACTATTTAGCATTATGCAGTTTGTAGACGCTGATGTTCTTGGAAACTTTAAATGGTTTGACCAGACTTTTATACAAAGAAATAACTGGGGCGCTGTTAGCAGTTACCGTAACCTAGAGGTTTTGCACGATAAAATGAAACAAGCATCAGTTCGTAAAGCACAAAAAGACTTTGATGTAGCGCCATACCTACCAAAAGCTATTCACAAAGAACCTATACAAATTGTATTTGATAGAAAATCCTCTAAATTGTATGAAAAAATTAAAAAAGATTTGCTTATAGATTTAGAAAAAGCTCAAGACCTTTTTGGTAGTTCATTCAACATTTCTGCACATTATGGTATTGAGTCTGCTAACACTAGTCAACAAGATATGTGGCGTGGAAAGATTATGTCTAAAGTAGGGGCGTTAAAAATGCTCTGTTCTCACCCCGACCTTCTTCGTACCAGTGCAGAGAAGTACACTTCTGAAGGTATTGAGGGTTCTCAATACGCTTATGAGTTGGTTTCGGAAGGCCTATTAGAAGGTGTTACCGTATCTAATAAGCTCAATTACCTTGTTTCTTACGTTAATGACTTCTTGGAACAAGATGAGATTAATAAAGTGGTTATTTTTGCCACATACGTGGACATGTTAGATAAGATTTCAGAGGCTCTTGGACCCGATAAATGCCGACTTTACTCAGGAAAATTAGACGCTAAGACTAAAGAGGATAACAAAATTGCATTTAACAACGATCCTAACATTCGTGTTCTTGTTAGTTCTGACGCTGGTGGTTACGGCGTGGACTTACCGTCTGGGAACTTACTTATTAACTATGATTTACCGTGGTCCTCAGGAGCAGCCACTCAAAGAAACGGCCGTATTATCCGAGCCTCATCTAGATTTCAGTCCGCCGTCATACAAGATATTATTATTGGAGGAAGTATTGAGGAACGACAGTATGAATCCCTCCAACAAAAGTCCTCAGTGGCGAGCGCGATAATTGATGGAGAAGGTATTGATGAAAAGGGGGGAGTTCCGTTAAGCATAGGTAGTTTAAGGGAATTTTTAACACTAGCTTCCGTATAACTGGCTTAAAAAGCTGTGTAATTAACGAAACATAAGTACTTAATTGCGTATCCGACAGCTTTATAGGCTAGTTTTACGGTATTATTTAACAATGTCCACACCAGCAAAAACCCCTACGCGCACTATCCGCGTACCTGATGACCTTTGGAAAGCTGTGCAAAAGAAAGCAGCTTCTGAGAGGGTGACCGTTACTAGCATTATTATTACTGCCCTTGAAGACTACCTACGCCAAGTTGACAGGGAATAGCCTTCCCAACTAATCTGCTCCCTATACCAAAGGGGAAAACATGGAACTAGAAGAAGTAGAAAAAATTGCCAAACAATATATGGCTGTTAAAGCTGAGGCAGATTTTATTCTTGAACGTCAAAATGAACTTAAAGCACGCCTTAAAGACGCTGTAGAAAAAATTGGCGAAGTAACAGCTAAAGGTCATAAGATATTGGAATTTGGCGATATTAAGTTAACCAATCAACGTAAAGAATCTACACCACTTGACGTAGACGTTGCTACAGAGATTCTTAATAAACACAACTTGTATGATCAGTGTGTAGAAACTATTGAGCGGTTAGATCAAAACGCTATTTTGGTTGCTTATCAAAAAGACCTGCTTACTGCAGAAGAACTTGAATTAATGTTTCCTAAAAAAGTTACATATGCGTTTTTGGTTGGATAATGGCTGACGATATTATTGATTCAGTTATTGCCGACCTTGATAACTTTTATCCAGGAAGTAAAAGAAAACGTCGAGCAACCGAAGAAATTAAGATTAAAGAAGACGTTTCTTGGGACTCTAATCCACAGATAAAACCATTACCTAATGGAAAAGATATTGAGCTTTTTACTGTTGGTGCATTAGCTAAAGCCTTAAATCGACCTTTTATTACTGTTAGAAAATGGAATGATAAAGGGCACTTACCAACCCCACCTTACAGGCTTCCTACAAAAAAAGATAAAAATGGCGAAGATCATAAAGGTCGACGTTTATATAGCAGGGCAATGATCGAGGCCACTATTGCCTTATTTGCTCAATTTGGAGTTCTCCACGTCAACCGTATAGACTGGAGCGCACACCGACAACTCACCAATGAGATTGCCGAGGCTTGGCGTAAAATCCAAGCAGAAGAAACACAAACACCTAACTAAGGATAATAAACTATGTCAGTTCAACAACAGTCAGACTTCATCCCCCAGTCGGATGAGTTCTCAACAGAAAACATCGCAAGTACCCTAGAAGCACGTCCAGAATCTTCAACGCCACCAATCAAAAGCGGTTGGGGAGCAGCAGAAGAGACCGTAAAGCCTAAAGAATTTGCAAAGGATTTTACAGTTACTGAGGCATCACAGCTTGTTAAGTTCCTTGATGAGGGTGGGCCTTACGCCGTATACAACATGCACTGGTTAGATAATAAAGAGGGACAAAAGTCCTACGTGTGCCTTGACACAGGTTGCCCACTTTGTAAGTTACCTGATGAAGCAGATAGAAAAGTTGCTAAGCGTTATGCGTTCTCTGTTGTTGTTATTGCAGAAGACGGAACCGCAACACTTACTAAATTAAATGCTGCCCCATTACTATTTCGATCGTTGCACGCCGCAGAACACTCACCAGCGGGTCCTTTGACTAAAAACTATTGGTCGCTGTCTCGACGTGGTTCACTGCAGACCCTTGTCTTTACCGTTACTCCCGTTAAAGGTCGTGACCTTATGGAAGACTTCGGAATTGATGAAGGAAAAATTGAAGAGCAAATTGCAACAATGAAGCCTTTTGATTCTTCAACCATCCGTCGCGCTTCCCTTGAAGAGTTAACGGAAATTGCAAACAACTTACGCTAAATAAATAGGTGTGAAGTGGCTAGGCGTTCCCACCCCTTTCGCCTAGCCCCTTCGCTTTTAAGGGGGCTTTATGAATATTATTACAACTAAAGAGCAACTAGATGAGATGGTTGCGTATTATTTAAAGCAAGACTCTTTTGCTTATGACCTTGAAACAGTAGGTCCACAGCGTGGTGTTACCGTTGTCAATGAGGTGCTTTGGATTTCTTTAGCTACGCATGGTCGTGGTGATGTTATTCCTTTGGGTCATCCTAATGGTGAGTTTTTAGAGCTTATCCGCCCACTTAAAGCTACTGGAGAGCGTCGTAAAAATGCTGGCATGTCACTTCGTGAGGCTGACTACTCTACAGATGATAAAAAGGCTACAACAGTATTTGGACCACCTCCCGAGCAGTTACTACCGGCAGAAGTTTTTTCTGCAATAAAGCCATTAATGTTTGGTAAAAACCGCACATTAGTTGGGCATAATTTAGTCTTTGATTTAACATCTATTGCTAAGTACTATGAGGATCAATTCCCAAATGGACCTTATTTTGACACCATGATTGCCTCGTTTTTATATGACAACAAGAATAAAAATAAGTGTGGTCTTGATGATTGCCTATCTCGTGAGTTTGGTTATCACATGGTTAAAGGCGTAGGTAAGGAAGTTGAGAAGTATGACTTCAATACCGTAGCTAAATATGCCTATCTTGATGCTAAATACACATATATGCTTTATACAAACGTTTTACAAAAAAAGCTTGAAGAAGGCAACCTTCTTAATGTTATGAACCTTGAAATGGGTGTTCTTAAGGTTTTGTGCCACATGAAACTTGCTGGAGCCCCTATTGATACAGAGCAGCTGTTTGATTTGCACGCCCAATTAGAGGTAGATATTGAAAAAGCTAGGTCAGAGATTTACCGTATTGCTGGAAAAGTATTTAACATCAATTCCAACCCAGAAAAACAAGCCATGCTTTATGGTAAAAAAGAACATGGTGGCCAAGGACTTAAGCCAAAGGTCTTAACCCTTAAAGGTAAGACTAAGCAAGAACAAGGCTTAGAGTTAGATTCATCTGATTATTCGGTTTCATCAGAGGCCTTGGAGCACTACAGAGGTTCTAACGAGCTTGCCGCAGCAATTCTTACTTATGCAGATCTTAATAAACTTCTTAGCACCTATGTTATTCCCTATTTAGGGGGAGATGTCACACGCACAGTAAGTGGTAAGTCTAAGACCGAGTATAAAGAGAGCCTCCTTATTAATGGCAAAATCCACTGCGATTTTATCCAGCATGGGGCTGAAACTGGGCGGTTTTCTAGCCGAAATCCAAACCTTCAAAATGTTCCTGCACCCCATACTTCTCACGGCAAAGCTATCCGTAACCTGTTCTTTGCACCTGATGGCTATAAATTAGTGGTGGCTGACTATTCACAAATTGAGCCTAGAGTTATTGCTTCCATGTCTAAAGACCCTATTATGGTAAAGAACTACTTAGAAGGTGGGGATATTTACACCACTATTGGCGATACCATGGGTGTAGACCGTAAAGCTGGAAAGGTTTTGGTTCTGTCAATTGCCTATGGCGTAGGCCCCGATAAGATTGCTTCTCAAATTGGCTGCAAACTATCTGAGGCTAAAACCCTTTTAGATGACTTTAGCAAGAAGTTTAATGCCATTAATAAGTACCGCCTCATGGTGGTTAATAGCACCCGTCAGAAGGGCTATGTGACCACAATATTGGGTCGCCGTAGATATTTGCCAGAAATTAACTCAAAGAACTTTGGAGACAAGGCTGGGGCTGAGCGTCAAGCTTTTAACACGCGCATCCAAGGCTCAGCGGCAGACATTATGAAACTTGCTATGATTAGGGCCCAGGACATGATCCCAAAAGAGGCTAAACTCCTTCTTACGGTTCACGATGAACTTGTTACTTTAACGCCTGATGACAAGGCGGAGGAGACCGCAGAGGCTATTCGTGAAGCAATGGAAGGTATTAACCTGCTAGAAGTTCCATTACTGGCAGATGTAAAGACTGTTCAGAGATGGGGTCAGGCTAAATGAGTTGGTTTAAAAAACTTTTTGGTGGAAATATCGAATCAGACCATCAAGAAATACCTTTTAGCACAATTACCCGTTGGTCTTTATATGACCTAATGTTAGAGCATCCTAATAAAGTTGCTGTTGATTTAGGTTTAAACCCCGTTAGTGAAGAGGGGCACGAAAAAGAGCGTGAAGATAGCCGATTGCGTTTAGCTAACATAGAGCCTCTTTTACCTTTTATAGAGGTAACCTCAGAATTAACCGCCCGAATACTTTCTAGTGTTCAGCTATTTGAGATTGAAGAGCTGGGTGATTCCGTGGATTTAAACACAGAAGACATAGAGATAATGATTGCCTTCTTTAAATCTGTGGCGCTTTCTTCCCTTGTTGTGGCTTTTTCATCTGCCATACACCTTGATATGATTCATTCCAACATATACACGGAGGACGACAATGGCTAGTAACTGGTGGGCAAACAAGGTCGGTGCAGCACAATCACCTTCCCCTGTTCAATATCAACCGCAGCAACCACAACAATTTCAACAACCAGCCCAACCGCAAAATTATCCACCTGTTCAACAACAGATTCCACAAAGTCCTCGTTGCCCCGAATGCCATAGTAATAACTACGGAGGAAGCCACGACGATGCGCGAGGAATGGTTGCTAAGGCTAGGTGTTATGATTGCGGCTATCCAGTACGACAATCGGCATCAGGTATGGGCAAAGGAATTGTTGGACAACGCCCTAGTGGTGGGGCTGTAGCACCAGCAAAGCAAGTTGCACAAGGTGATGGGTACAATCCAGGAACAATTATCGGGAAGATATAATGGCTATCGTAAACGCAGAATTGCTTAAAGTAATTAACAAGATCAATAAGAAATTTGGTGAAGACACCATTATTCGTGGTGAAGACATAATTGACACACATGGCCGTATGACCACAGGTTCACTTTCTTTTGACGTCGCGCTCGGTGGTGGTTGGCCTGTCAATCAATGGCATGAGCTTATTGGCGAAGAATCCAATGGCAAGACTGCTGTTGCCCTTAAGACTGTGGCCGCAAATCAAGAACGCGACCCAGAGTTTACAACCGTATGGGTTGCAGCAGAGGAATGGGTACCATCTTACGCTGAGATGTGCGGTGTGGATTTGTCCCGTGTTTATGTTATTTCTACTAACGTTATGGAAGAGGCTTATGAAGCAGTTGTTCAACTTACGGAAAGCAAGTCCGTGGATTGTATTGTTATTGATAGCCTTCCTGCCCTCATTCCTTTGGCAGAGGATGAAAAAGAAATGGATGGATTCACCGTTGGACGGGGAGCGCTTTTAACTAACAAGTTCTTCCGTAAGAT